AATGAATTGATTCGTAATGAAATGATTAGTCGTTTACCATCTACTCAAATGTGGTGTCAACAATCATTAGCAAATGATTTTGTGTTTTTATGTTATTTCTGTGGAAATGACTTTTTACCAAATATCCCGTCTCTTTCCATTAAACCACCTAACAAAAAAATTCCTAATGGTATTGAAACTATTATTGACACGTATGCAGAGGTATTGTCCGGATCAGAAATAGATCAGGATCCTGATAATGTAGCAAATATTAAGTCAAAATATCTTATAAAGATATCATCAAAAGTAGATGGTTCTAAACACATTAGACACATTCAAATCAATAAATCAATGTTTGAAGAAATACTAGAAAATTTATCAAATCAAGAAATAGCATATTATAATGACTTTTTTAAATTTAAAAGATATATTAATCGATCAACTAAAACAGATCCATATGACATTGCTAAGCATAATTATGAAGAAAATGTTATTGAAAGATATTATGATCCAATCAAATTAGGAGATACTGCAACTAATCTACATGAATGGAAACGTAATTATTACAAACATTATCATAATATTGAAATTGATCCTTCTAATCCATCTGATAATTCACTAAATGTTGTATTAGATGAATACATTAGAGGATTAGTTTGGACGACATATTACTATTATGATAAATGCAAAGATTATGAATGGTTTTATGAACATCATCATGGGCCATTTATTTCAGATCTACTAAATTATATTAAGAGATTTCCTAATAGAATGGAGTTTTTTGAAAATTTATATGGTATGAATGCAATATGGTATGAAAATCAAATTAAACCATTACAACAACTTATGTTAGTTTTACCACATGAATCTAGTTTCTTAGTACCTGCATCATATCGTAATATAATGTTTGGTCATAAATTAAAAGAATATTTTCCTGACAGAATATTTGATATTAAGATGGATTATTTATACAAAGGAAAAGCTTGGCAAAATATTCCAATGATTCCAATTATTCCTGCTAGAAAGATTTTAAAACTAACTTCTAAAGTTATTCTAAAAGAAGAAGCAGAACGTAATCGTATATATCAAGATTATGTTAAGAACATTGAAACAAATCAATCTAATAAAATTAGTAAATTAAACTATTGATAAAAATATATTGTTTATTTATTTATTTGTTAAATTTTTGCTTATAAATAAATAAATAATAATCCATACAATACTAACTGTTAATATCGTTGGTAGCACATTATTATTTTTTTTTTCCAGACCAACAATATATCTTAAATTATTAACAGTTCTTAATGTAGTTGATTTATAATTATTTACATCTTTATTACATTTATTTATTGGAAATTTTTCTAATGATGACAATATTAATAAAAATATATATTTAAATTCATCAGGATTTTTATTTAAAGCATTTAAAAATGTATTATTTTTTAAATAATTAGATACTTGTCTAGATGATAAAAAATTACACATTTGATCGCTAAAAAATTTATCATTCATTAGACAATCTAGTGAATTATCATTTTTTTTTAATAATGTTCTAAATTTAATAATTACGTTTTTTATTTTTTTATCATTAATTTGTTTGTCAGACATTAAACTCATACCTGATTTAAAAAAATCATCAATAGATTCTCTATTAACACATTTTTTGGCAAGTTCACTGTTAGTAGTTAGAAGTCTATTCAAATTCATTTCTATATTATAATATAATATAATATATTATAATATAACAATTTTTCTTACTAATAAAAATCTAAAAACAAAAACATATAATATGACAACTCTTCAGACTTTAGTCGTAAATATTTTACCGATTAAGCATAAATTCTAGATAATATTATATAAATGAGATGGTCAAATAGATGGTTTAATTATTTTATGTTTTTACATTATGATTTTTTAACCATTTTTTATAAACTTTCATAGCATCTAACATATCTTTCGTTTGATATTTATGATATTTAGCACGATTATACATAGTTAAGACAACTTGTTTTTGATAAACAATATCATAATCTTTAATTAATTCTAAAGTTTTTACAGCTTTTTCTTTATTAGCATAGCCTGTTCCTTTTAATGAAGTCTCTGGATGTTTATCTTCATATAAAGATTTATTAGTATATGTTTCCATTATATTAATTATAATGATAAAATTTTGAGATATTTATTTACTATTTATTTACTATTAATCGAATAAAAATATCTTGAAATTCAAATTTCAATCATATTATTATATCAAATAATTATTTATAACACATAATAAGATCATTATTATGTGTTATAAATAATTTACTATACTTTAATATACTTTAATATACTTTAATATTATGCTTATAGGAAATAATTCATAAGATAATTCATTAAGTGATAAAAATAATTCATAAAATATTATATTAAAGCACATACATAGATTATATGATTCAATTAGTATAAATTTGAGAAAAAATATTTAGTAGTTAATAATTAAATATATGAATAATGAATAAAAAGTATAATTTTTTTGACATTTATAAATATTAATAGATAATATCAAATGGAAAATAAATTTATGAATTTAAAAAAAGAATATAAGGAATTTATAAAACGTACTGCTAAAAAAATAAAAATAATTGATATTGATAATAATTTGACCAAGGAAAAATGTATTGATATTTTTAAATTATTTCAAGATATTTATACTGATATTGAATCATGCGCTACTCTAAACATTAATGATATTAATCATATTATTAAAAACTATAATAGAGAAGATCCAAATGTAGAGTTAATAAAAAAATTTATAAAAATAAAAAATTTATATCTAATAAAAAAAACCGTAAAATCTCCACAGTGGCAAGCTTTTATATTAAAACTAAAAGATGATATTGAATTAGATGATCCAAAATTAAATAAAAAAATAACAGAGCATTTATTATCGAAAGGAGTATTTAGATTATTAAATACTACAGTTGATTTATTTAGAGGATGTTGGGAAATAGTTGAATTCAATGGTGATAAAATAAAAAAAATAGAAATAATAGAGCCCGAACATTATGATTATTTAAAAATATATTTAAATAATAAATTAAAAAAATAAATCAGATAAAAATAATTTAATAAAATTTCAATTTAAGGTGGTATTACTTAAAAAAATTTAATATATAATTAATTATTAATAAGATATCAAATGAGTAGAAATTCAAAATTAGACAATATAGAAAATGAATTGCAAAAAAATGAATCGTATAATGGAGCTAATATTAACCAAAAAAAAAATAATATTAATACACTCATTAATTTTAAAAATAATAATTTTAATGACATTCCAGCACGTATAGAATTCATTAAAGCATTACTTGGTGGCAATAAACTAAACCCTATGGTTAATTTTGATATATGTGATACAGAACATGTTGAAAATAGAACCAATGGTTTTGATATTAGAGATATTATGACAAAAAAATATATGGACTTCAATAAATTAATCCAAGATATTGGTGGAAAACTTTTATATATTAAAAGTGGTACAACTGGTCATACATTCAAAGGTATTATATATGATAATGATGGTATTTCAGAAATTCTGAATTATGCTGTCAAAGTTGTAGCATATCCTATTAGAGAAAATTATGGCGATGTTAATGATGTTAAAAGACCAGAAAACGCAGAATTAATGATGTTAAGAGTATTATCATACTTTGTAGTAAATTGTCAGACACCGCATATAGTATTACCGATTGGTACATTTAATACATGTATTAAACCATTTATTGCTTTAGCAAAGAATAAGATAATTGATAATAAAAAATATGATCAATTTATCAAGAGATATAGACAATCAGAATATCATGAAGATGTTAGTATATTAATATCAGAATGGGCAAACGGAGGAGATCTATTAGATTATGTTAGAAATAATTACAAAACAATGGTTTTAAAAGATTGGAGAACTATCTTTTTCCAAATAATTTCCGTATTAGCTGTTATTCAAAATAAATATCCAGGGTTTAGACATAATGATCTTAAAGCTAATAACCTTTTGGTACAAAAAATAGATTGTAGAAAAAAAAATAATTATTTTTTATACAAGTTAAATATAGATAAAAAAAAATATGAATATCTAGTACCAAATATTGGTATTCACATTAAATTATGGGATTTTGATTTCGCCTGTATTCCTGGTATTGTTGAAAATTCTAAAGTTAGTTCTGACTGGACCGATAAAATTAATGTTAAACCTGTTCAAAATAGATATTATGATTTACACTATTTTTTTAATACTTTTACTAAAAAAGGTTTTTTTCCAGAATTCTGGGATGCAAAAGAAATACCACAATCTGTTAAACAATTTGTTAAAAGAATCGTTCCTGAAAAATTCTCTAAAATTGATAGCGATAATAATAACAAACCTCAGCTTATTACTGATCGTGGACGTATTTTATCTAATGAAGAATATGTTACTCCAGCATCAATATTGATTAACGATTCTTTTTTTAATAAAATGAGAGATGCATCTGCTAAAGTTATCCCTAAAGAAAATTCTGATCATATGGATGTTTAAATTTAAATATTAAAAACAAATATTAAAAACAAATATTAAAAACAAAATTAAATTGAATATTTAACTTAATTTTGTTCAGATTTATTTAAGTCCAGTAACTTATGAACTTTGTATACATGCTCTAGCCAATATAAAAGAGATTAAACTACATAAAATTAATACTGTTGGTAAACAGATTAGTTCATCTGGTGATTGAATTTTTTGATTAAATATTTTATAACGAAAATAATTCCATGATTTAAAATTACCATTTGAATCACATAAGATTGTAGGTTTTTGTATTATTATTGACATCGCAAAAAGTATATATATGGTTAAACTGTATAGGATGCATTTTTTCATATCATTAATATAGTAATTATAATATAGTTAAAGAATAAAATGTTATGGAAATTAGAAAATTTTTTTTATTATGTATATAATTTTTTATATGATTTAATTAATTTAATTCTAATTTAATTAGTATAAGACTTAAAAATGAATAAAACAACAATAGCAATTGATCAAAAAAAGGTTGCAGAACAAAATGGTACAGAAACAACAGAAACAAAGAATATTGATAAATATATTAAGCTGATTGATAAATATATTCAAAGTACTAATGATTATATTAAAAATATAGATGATATAAATTCTGGTATTATGGGTACTGATATGATGGATCCTGGTATTATGGGTCCTGATATAATGGTCCAAATGCTTGGCATGGGCATCGACGACAATTATCACAGTAAAATAGATCTTGGTATTATGGGTACTGATATGATGGATACTGATATGATGGGTACTGATATGATGGATACTGATATGATGGGTACTGATATGATGGGTACTGATATGATGGGTCCTGATATGCTTGGTATTGGCATCGACGACAATTATCACAGTAAAGACGAAAACGCCAGCACATATAGATATTACGGCGACAAGATGTATATAAATATGAGCGAGATGTATATAAATATGAATAATATGCATTACTATATGGAAAAGATGATCAAGATGGGCAAGATGGGCAAAATGGTAAACGTGAACAATAGCTACAATAATATGTTCATCGAGATGCTGACATATAATCACGAGAATGTATCAGATGCCAACGTGGATATATGTATTATAAAGATGAAAGAATGTATTAACAAGATAGAAGAATGTATAATCAAGATGAAAAAATATATGCAATCAGAACCATTACCGATACCAGAACCAGGACCGATACCAGCACCAGAACCACCAGAACCACCAGAACCGACACCAGAACCACCAGAACCAGGACCGATACCAGCACCAGAACCACCAGAACCACCAGAACCACCAGAACCACCAGAACCGACACCAGAACCACCAGGACCAGGACCAAAAACAAATAAATGTTGTATAACTAGTTAAATTTATTTCATACCCTAATTAAGGCAAAGAAGACCATAATAGATCATATAAGTTATCAATAATTATAAAGATAATATTTACGGTAAAATTGGCTTTTTAAGATATCCAAAAATATGGTATACAAATTTAAACTTACATACATTTTCAACTAGTCTTATAAAAAATAGATAATATTAATATATATTTAAATGTCTGAACAAAACAAATCTAAACA